GATACCCTGGTCTGATTTCGATGTTTTCGGTTGCCATGCTCTACCGCTTTCCGCTTGCGTTCTCTTGGCGCGCGGCTTCTACCTTGCGCCGTTCCTCGAACACCTTTTCGAGTGCGTCATTGCATTCGAAGATGCTCTCTCTCAACCTCTCGAATAGGCCGGGCGACAAATCGTATCGCCTAGCGTACCCGTCGATCGCAGACCAGGGTATCGACCTGAACTGCGTCTTGTCATGCTGCAGATCGAGAAAGGCGCGAAGAAAGAAAACATCTTCGGCACCTAGCTCTGGCTCACGCGCTGATTCGGGAACCGGCCGGCCCATCTTCTCGAACTGCTTGCGCGTCTTTTCCCAGCGTTCCGAGTCAAGCGACCAGATCAGCCAGTCGCTTACTTTTTTGCGGTTGTCTCGCCGAGAATTTTATAGTACCGGCGGTCGGTCGCATACCCCTGAATTTCGAGAAAAAGCTCGGGCAGATCCCGCAATAGCGTTGCCATCTGCGGAGATCCGGCCTTTATCGGCTTGCCGTCTTTGCCGACGAACTCGCCGTCAGGGTCTTCGACGTCGGTGATGATCGCCTCGGCATAAATGTCTGCCATCGTCCCGGCTTCGACCAGCTCTGACCGCTTTTTATTTCTGAACTCTTCGGCCCGCTCGGCGATCGCCTTGATGTAGTTCAGATTCCCGCCGCCGGCGCGCGCGATTCTCAGCTTGAACCCGCCGTCGAACGTGTGATAAACACCTTCGACCTCGACCTGCGCGTCGGTCGCATACCTGTCATATACACTCATTATCTCTTTTCCCGTTTGCCGTTAGTTGACTATGATTCTGGTCGATGAGACTGTTCTGCTTGCAGTCTGTACGGCCTTTTGAACGAACCCGGCCGGCGCTTGCTTTGAGCTGCCGTTGTTGAGTCGCCCGATGTATGGCACGTTGTTGACGATCACGCCAACGTTGTCAATTCTTAGAGAAGTGCCGATAGAGATGGCCTCGCTTACTGCAACGCCCCCGCTCGGGTCTGGCGATCCTTCACCAGATCGAGCAACATTTCTGCCTGACAACCAAGCCCCGCGCGCCCGGCCGGTATCGACCGGGGTTGCAGGCACTACAGAAGCGCCGACAGCAATGAAAGTTTTCTGCAGCAGCCGCTCGGTGTTGTCTTCGACCTGCTGGCCTCGACGGCGTATGTTTCTCACGAACTGCTGCAGGGTCGCCATTTAGACGAGCGCCCAGAACCGCATCAGCTTCAGCGTGTAGCCGTACACCGGGCTGCGCAGCGCCGTGTAGGCAAGCTGAGCGATGACGTCGTCGTTCCGGCCAGGAACCGACGGGCCGCCCTCTGTCAGCTTGACCCGAGGCATGTCGAAAACATACCCGCGGCCGACCGTATCGGTGAAGCCGAGCGCGAGACTCGTCTCTGCCTGAGAGATGACCTTCTGAACCTGAGATTCGTCGTCGAAGTATGTCGTCAGGCTTCCGCTCACGCTGAACGTTCCACGTCGGAACCCGGCGCCGCCGGTTTTGCCGACGCACGGCTTCTTTTCAAGGTTGTTGTTGATGTCGAGCGACATGCTCTGCACGCAGTTCACGTTGTCGAGCGCCGAGCCTGCCTCGAAGATCCGAGCAACATCGCTCGAACTATTCAGCGGGCTGGTTGTCGGGCTTTCGACGAAGGTCTCGCCAGATTCTGGCGCGTTCGCATACTTCGCGGTCGTGCCGACAAAGTTGATCGCACCAGTGATCAGAGACTCGGCCTCGATGGTCAGGCCGAGGGTGTTCAGCCCCATGCCAGACAGAACTTGTCGCAGAAAGTTCGGGTCGGTGCCGATGTCGGTGAACACCTCTTGCAGCGTGTAGGTGTAGCGATCTTTCTCGTTGAAGAGACGCTCACCCATGTATACAACGAAGTCAGCGCCGGCGCCGTCGTCTGCTGCATAGCCGGCTGGCAACTGGTCGACCGTCAGTGCGGTCGCGCTGTCGACGCTGACAATCCTGTACAGCCCGTCGTTAGTTGCGCCGTTCGACAGACCGTCGGCCCAGCCGGTGATCTGTATGTAGTCGCCGGGGCTGAGCGACTCAGAGGTCAGGGTCGTGCCGGTGAAGGTCAGAGTTGCTTGCCCGCCAGACTGGGCAGACCCGACCACCTCGGTCGCGGCCAGAACGAACCCGATCTTGTGAGCCGTCGCGCCAGCCGGTGCGCTCTCGGTTGCCAGAGTCGCGGCAGCGCCGCCGATCTGGGTCACAGTGTAGCTCGTGTCGAGCGTAACCGCGGAGACCTCGAACGCCCCAGAGTTCAGCGTGTTGGCGTATCCATCAAGATAGATGATGTCGCCTATGACAATACCGGCAGTCGTGCTGCAAGAGACAGTGCTCGGCCCGGTGATGTTCAGGCCATGCGACGCCTGAGTCTTGAGCGCTCGCTTCGTCTGGTACGTGCCACGCATCGCCGCCTCAAGCGGGTCGTCATAGCTTTCATGCGAGAACTCGATGTTCACAGATCCGCCGACGTCGATGGCGGTCAGCGCGGTATCGGAAAGCTCGCCGCTGTCGAGGATCTCTTCGCTTTCAACGGTCGTTGGTGTTTGCCCGAGGTCGGGCGCGCCGGTATAGCGCAAGCGCTGGAAAGCGGGCGACGCCGGGATGACTCCCGCCGTGACCTCGCGGATAAACCCGAGTCGGGTTGCATTTGTGTCAGCCATTGTCGTGCCTCACGATGTTATCTAAACTGGTCAAATTCGAATTGCGCCGTCACGTTTGACTGATACCAAGCATCAGTTACTCCGACGTCCACAAGTCCCACATTACGAAAGCGAGCTTCGCCGATCGTCTGCCCTTCGAATGTGGCAAGTACGGTTTCAGCAAGTTGTCGCGCCTTTCTCTTCCCAGTCGCGGCCGGCACGAAGATCTGTACAATCAGAACCCCAAAACGACGGTACATTTTACCCTCAAGTTCTGGGTTAGTACCACCATTGAACTGCATTGTAAAGCGAACCCATTCGGGCACGCCATCTAAATCTAGCTCGACATTGTCCCATGCGATCGGCGTGCTGCCAATAGCGGCGGCAAATACCGCGCTCACGCTGTCCTCAACCTGCTCAATCGTCGGCATTATGACCTCACCTGCAGCTCGTACCCTATGGTCACCGCCCCCGGCTGAACAACCCTCACGTTGATCACCTGATATTCGACAGACCCGTCGAGCACTTTGTAGGCGTTCTGAGGGTCAAGGGTCAGGCTGGCGGCAGCAATGAACAGCCGCTTGTCATTCGCCTGTATCTTAGTTCCGTCGATCTCGCGGCGCGTGTAGTTCGTGAAGACCCCGGTTGTGCCCTCTGTAGAGCCGTCTGCGGCGCCGTCCCACGGCTTGAGGGCATCGACTTGCGCGCCCTTGGCGATCAGCGTCACCGAGCGCCCAGCGCCCCCGACGAGGCGGTCTGCCGTGGCTGCAAGCTTGACATAGTCAACCATGCTCAGCCCCTGAGCAGCGTGCCAGCGCCGCCGGCCTTGAGGTACTGTTTCAGCATCGCGTCGGCCTTCGGGTACGGCTTATAAATCTCGATAGAGACGCCGTCGGAGAAATGGGTTTCCTCTTCCACCGCCCCGACTACCAGCTCGCGCTTGTACGTGATCTTGCCGCGGGTGTCGGTCTCTGGGTCGGGCGCCAGATCGGCGCTGATGGCCCTGAAAGCATATTCGGCCGTCGCGTTCTTGAGCAGCTTCGGCAGCCCGTCGACAGAGTCGCCCCGGTTGTCGTACAGGTAGCAGCGCGGAAACTGGGTAAGCTGACCCTCGAAGACCGAATTCAGCGGCAGCCCGCCATAGACGAAGCGGGTGTCTATGTACTGGGTCGCCTTGATGATCCCGGCCTGAATATCGACGTCGTCATAGTCGATAGCAAGCTCGTCGTTGAGGTCGGCAAAATAAGCCTTGTACTCGGCGACCGTGATGTAGGCGTTCGCGTTCGCGATCAGCCCGGTGTCGTCTTGAACTGTAAATGCCATTTTATACCGACCTCGCTAAAACCTTGACCTTGCCGAAAAATCTGGTCTTGCCCGGCGTGTCGCCAAGCGGGTCGACCGTCCTGATCTGGTAGAAGTACGACCCTGCCGGCAAGTCGAAAAGAGCCATGTCTATCGCGATCTGCCCGTTCGCGCTCACCGCCGGCGCCGTGCCGATGTAGGTGTTCACCCCGGCCACCGTGCCAGCCCCGCCCTTAGCGTCGGCGATGACCATTGTTGCGACCCAGTTCTCGACGGTCGCTGGCGTGCCGTCAACATTGTTGAGCGAGACGACGAAGTCTTCGGTGTCGTCCTCGTACACCTCGATGTTGCATTCTTCGGCTTGACCGATAGGGTCTGTCGTGCTGGCCATTTACTTCAAATCTCCGTCAAGTTTTCCGTCTCTGACGGTGCCCTTCAGCCCGTCGACGATTGTGCCTGTTATCCCGCGCTGGCCGACCATCCCGGTTATGCCGCGTTTCCCGACCGTTGCGCTGAGCGCTCTCGCCGTCACCGTCCCGGTTATCCCGGCGTTTCTGACCGTGCCGTTGACGACCGTAGTCACGGTCACCGGCGGGCCGCCTTCGCCGCCCCTATAGCCATCTGTGGCGATTGAGATTCTACGCTCGATCGTCATGGCTGTCTCGTGACCGTCGTCGTGTCTGCGTCAGGCTGCGCGATCGTGATGGTCACACCGCCGAAGGTGATCGAATTGTCTGTGATCGTCAGCGGGAAAGAGACATCAAGGCCAAGCCGGCCCTTGATCTCGGAAAGCGCCGCAGACTCTTCGGCCGTCAGGCCGGATACGCCAGACTCTCTGACCAGAGACTTCGCCGACAGCTTTCGGGTGATGAAGTCATTCGAAAAGTTGAAAAACGCGGTCAGAGCGTCTCGCGGGAATATGTCGCCGTTTATCGTGATCTCGATCGCCTCATTCGGCCCCTGAAGCCGCCAGCCGATGTCGTTGCGCAAAAAGAAAAACCCAGAGATGAACTCATTGTCACCCAGAGAGTCGCCGCCAGTCGTATCGAATGCCGGCAAAAATTTCGAGCTATCGGAAATTAAAAGATGCGTCTCTCCGAGGCCGGCGCCAGATGCCGTTAGGTTGAGGCGCCCGGTCGTGCTTGGCGAACCCTCGGCGTTGACCTTTGTGTCATACAGCTCGAACGTTGAGTTCAGGATCGGGCGAACGAAATATTCAGAACCATCAGTCAGCCCGATGTTTTCAATTCCGCCGAGGTTGTGGTACGTGACCCTCTGGCCGACATAAAGGGAATGATTGACGCCGTCGAGCGTGTTGGTGATGACCTCAGTCGATCCGTTCACCGCCGTCTCTGTGTTGAACAAATAATGACCGCGCGCCCACTCTTTCCAGACAGAATAGATATCGGGGCCGGCGTCGTAAGACGTGACCGCAGAGTCGAGATGTATGACCAAATTCGGCCCATCTATGCGAGGCATTCTTAAAATCGCCTTATCATGGGTTGTTGTACGCCCGATCAGGTATCTGAGAAAGAGGTATCGAGGTGTCAGATGTTGGTATCGTGAAATTCTCGATTCGATTATTCGGAGGTAAAATGTAGTTTACATTAAAAACAGCAATGTCAACAATCGTCGATGCCGCAAGAGAGAAGGTGAAGCTCCGGTTATCGACCGAGCCATCGGTCGCTGACTCGGTGCCTGCCAGGAATTCTCGGGTCGTGTTGTCGAGTACCCTGACCTCGGTGTTGTCACGCAGCCCGGTCAGTGTGACGCTGATGTTGTTCAGAATCGAGACAGAGCCGCCGCCGGTGTTCCGGTATGAATTGGTCTGAAGGTTCGAGCCGCCAGAGCTGCTAATCGTCAGCGCTCCGGCCGCGCTATTCAGGATGGCAGCGTCGGTGCTGTTCACCGTGTTAGTGTATCCGCCGAACTGGTTCCCGATGTTGTTCTGAGAGGTAGGCGTCGCGGCGTTCAGCTCGATGGCGTGACCATCCGAGAACGCGAAGTTCGAGTTTCGAATATCCCCCATGTCATCGGTGACCATGAACGCCACGCCGTCGGCGGTGTTTGCGTCAACAACGGTCGCCCGAACGATGCTCGCATTTGAGACCACCGCCCGAGTGCAATCAAGAAACAGACACGTCGCCAGATCGACCGCCGGGTCGTCCAGATCGAACGTGTCGCCATGAACGAAATTGCAGCCGTACAGCCCCACAAGGTCAAGGTTCGGGTCGCTGAAATCCATATCCCAACGGACACCGGTCGCGGCGGCCTGAAACGTCACGCCCTGAGAGCCTACAGCATCCGCCCCGGTGCCGCTTTTTGAGCCTAGCGTGAAGTTAGTTGTTCCGCCGACGTTGCCGAGAGCGATGACCCTATACAAGTCTGCCGCCGCAAACTCTTGGTTGTCCCACAAGATCAGCGCGTTCGTGTCAGAGAACTCGTGAGTCGTCGTGTCGTTGATGCCACACTGGAACGAGGTGTTAAGAACCCAGCTACCGGCCGGCCCCTGCTTAATCGCGCCGGAACCTTGTCCGAGCTGCGCAAAGACATCAGCAAAATTCCACGGCGTTGTGCCGCCGTTTCGACCTTGAACGAGAATGCCGGCCACGCCGTCGGCAAGAGTATAAATCGCATCGACCCACGTATTATCTGACACCTTCGTCATTGTTGTCGTAATAGCAGCGGCGCCGATATGCTGTATCGCGGTGATCGCCGGCGGCGTGCCGCCGGTCGCGCTCGGCGACGCCTGAGCGGCAACGACGTCCACAACGAACTGAACCCAGCCACCGGCGATCGCGTTCGGCCAAGAATCCGAGCCGCCGACATACACCTCGAAGTAGTCAGATTGAGACGCGCCGCAGAAGCGAATGCGAAACCCGCCGGCAGCTTTCGTATCGAGCAGTCCGACGACGCCGCAGTTCACCCAGATGTAGACATGAGTGTTCGCGAGGCTGAACGTGCTCCCGCGGTTCCACAAAATCGTGCGCACAGAGTTGGTCATCTGCTCGGCGATCGAGCCGGTGCCTTCGATCTTCACGTCAGTATCTAAAGCGACGGACGTTGATCCTGTCCAAGTGCCGGTAATGCCGTCGGTCGTGCCGTTGGCGTCAGCGACCTTCGTCCTGTTGTCTGTGATCGTGTTAGCCAACGTCGGCCCCTCGCTGCCTCAGCCTATCCCACAAAATAATGGCGGCAGCTTGCGAGGCGTACAGCTCCCAAGTAGGGGCGGTCGGAATGTAAACCCGAGAGATGATATTGAGACCTGAAAGCGTCTCTTCGCTCATCAGCTCATTTGATGCGCCGAACAGATAGCAGCAATGATCAGGGTGTTCGAAGTTCAGCAGGTTGATCTCTCCGCGCACATAGCGCGCATCTTCCGGCTGAACAACGACCACCGGCGTCTGCCCTATATCAGAAAGCTGACTGACGCCGGTCACGCGCAACGCTCTAGTCAGGTATGACCACTGCTCGTTGAGCAGCTCTTCGCCCTCGTCTGGGCGATAGATCAAAATCGACATAGAGCCACCGCCTGTTATGGGTTGCTGAAGTTTCTCTCTAGCGCGGCGACGAGCGAGTATGTCTGTCCGGTCGCGCGGGCGATCGTTCCAGACGCTACCACATATTGCCCAACACTCAGCCCGATCGCGACGATCGTGATCGGCGCGTCAATGCCTGCCGATGCGCCCCCGCGCTGAACGTTGCCATCATAGTCGAACGTGAACGCCTGAGACGACCCGCCGGGGTTCTGCGGAACAGATCCGGCAATATCGACCGGGGTCGTGTTCTGAACGGTGATCGCGTTGATCGTGCCGAAGTCAAACCCGCTGTTGTTGCCCGCGTCGTCGTTCGTAAAGAACATACGATAAACCGCATCGACATCGGTCGACAGGTTCGCGTTGAAATTGATCGTACCAGACGCCACGAACGGATAGGTTCTAGTGTCGACCGAGGTTTCAGCGAACTGCAGGCGGTTGGTGTCGTTGGCGTCGAAGTTGTCGATCGCCACACCAGGGTCACCGCCGGCCGGGTTTGCCGCCTGCAGCAACGTGCTCATCGTGTTACCGGTAGAGGCCAGCGCGACCAGCGGCTCGGCCAGCAGGCCAGAGATGGTCGTGCCAGTATCTTCGCCGGTAATCCGAGCGTCTGGGTCGTTGATGTTGCCAGACTCTTGCAGAGTCGCCTGAACGAACGCATAGATCTGTTCTGCCGACGGCGGGCCGCCACCGGCGCCACCGGCGTCAGCCTCGATCAACACGCCGAACTGAGCGTCACCGGGCGACGGCGTGTCACCGCCGATCGCGTTGAAGCCCGAGCGGGTGAAGTTTGTAGCCCAGTATCCGATGGCCATGTCGTTATAAGGCGCAACCGGGGTCGTGCTGATATCTATCAGTAGTTGAGCGACGGTTGTGGTCACCAGATCGTTGACCACGTTGTCAGTACCTTCTGACAGCGGGAATCGGTAGGTCTGGTTTGTCAGCGTCGTTACACCGATATCGCTAGTCGTCGACTGGTCGTATGTCTTCCCGAAGATCCTGATTCTCGTGGTGAACGGCACGGCACGACGGTCGATTGCCGCCACTACGGTCGTATCGTCAGCGTTGGTCGTGTACCCAGTACCACCGGAAACGGTCAGAGTCAGCGCGGCAACGTTGGTGATCAATCGGCTCTGGTTGTTGGCCGAGTCTTCAGCGTTTTGCGTGAGCAGGTAATCGCCGACGAGGTAGCCGTCAGTGATAAAGCTGCCGGTAGTGCGGGTGAAGGTCGTGGCGCTCGCGAAAGCAATCGTGCCAGAGAGCGTCGTTCGGGTAATTGTCTCGACGAACTCATTCGCCGGACCATCGAACGTTGCGAACGTTGCGGCGGCCTGAGAATCGAAAAAGTAGTACGCGAAGTCAGCGGCGTCGATGTTGCCCAGCGTCAGCCAGCAGAACCCGCTCTTCTCGATAAAGCCGCTGGCGTCAACCTCAGACCATCCTGCGGTGCGGATCAGGCTGCGAGTGTCAGACGGGTCTGTCGTCGAGATCGTGCTCTCGGCCTCATCTACCGGTTTCCACTCGTTGAATTCAAACTGCTCTGGCGTGATGGCAGTCATCGGGAACGGGAACTTGATCAGATCGTTGTCATTCTTCCACTCTTCTTTCATGAAAGAGTAGAGCACCTGACCGAGAACGCCTTCATTGTCGAGCACGGTCACGCTGCCGAAGCCGTTCAGGAATGTGAACAGACGATTCGTGGTGTCGAAATATATGTTTTTCTCGTCGGCATTGGTCCCGAATACTCGGTGCGCCTCTGCCGTCAAGTTCGTCGGGTTGACCGCCGCTCCGGTTAGCGCCTGTTTCGTCAAGTCGATAGAGCTTGTCGTCGGCGAGCCTGTCACGATATACAGCCCGTTGTTGCCGGCGATTGAGCTGTCTCGGATCTCGATATAATCCCCGGCGGTTACCGCCGGCAGGGTCGCCGCGCCGGTGATGGTAGTGTTTGCGCCAGAGCTTGCGGTGAACGCCAAGTCTGCCGGAGAGGTTATGCCGCCTTGCGAGAGGCCATCGGGGTCTGTGATCAGCGCCATCTAATTATGCTCCGAGTTGAATTCTTCTGGATCGAATAAGCCTCAGCCCGTCGACCCTCTCGCTCTCGCCTCTTACCGTTTCGCGCAATGATTCGAGACCTTTTTCGCCGGCGGCGATCATCGCGTCAATTTCTTCGATCGTCTTGTTTGCGATCTGCTCATCAGTCCAGCCGGAAGTTAGAACCGGCGGCGGCTTGCGCTGTGCATCAAGGTCGACGAACTGCACGTTTGACGGGAGTCTCCCGTATGCCGCCTCGAACTCTTCTCTTCTCATCGTTCCCTCTTTCTAAAAATACCCCGAACCCGGCGAACCGGGTCGGGGCTAACGGCGTGTCGCATGCGACACTGGGGAGAGACCGGTTAGATCTGAAACGGCGAAGGGCCGGATCGACCAGCTAGGTCGATGGGGTTGACCTCTTTGGTCGTCGCCCGGCGCGCTGCCATCTCAGAGTTGTGTTTCTGAATGAGTTGCATGGTCGTCAGCGGCGGCCGAATTCGCTCAAGGCGCTCGATTGCCGCGTCGCATTCTGCAACTGCGTCTTTGTATTCGGCCTGAGCCTTTGTGATCGCCTTCTCTTTGCGCTCGACCTGCTTTCGAGCTTCGGCGACCGCAGCTTCCGCCTCTTTGGCGGTCAGGGTCTCGACAGCCTCTTCGGCTTTGTCTGCCTCGTCTTGCGCGGCTGCTGCGGCTTCACGAGCCTCGGCTGCAATTTCTGCCGCGATTTCGGCTTCAGTTTGAGCCTCTACAATCTGCTCTTGTTTGCGTTCTGACATGATACTTTTCCCCGGTAATATGCCGTTTTTTCGTGGTTGGTTAAGGGTCAACCCCGGCCGAAGCCGGGGTCGTCAATCGGCCGGAGCTTACGCGCCGGTCGTGATCAGACGCGCTACCTTGATCTGCTTTCGCTCGGGGTAGACACGCTGCCAGCTACCTGCCGCTGCGAGGTTGTTGGCGGTCGCTGCGTTGCTCGGGCCGCCGTTCGGGGCGGTTCCGGCGTAGGCGTTGCCGACCGGGTGCATTGCCCACTCGACGCGGCTGAACAGCTTGTCCTGCCCGCCACCGTTACCGGCAGAAGGTACGCGGTCAACTTCGACCGGAATCTTCGGCGCGCCCAGACCCCAGCGAACGGCGCCGGTGCCGAAGAGCCAGCTCTCGTAGGCAGAGCCACCGCCAGTCGGCAGGCCGTCGTCGACAATCACTTGCCGGCCGAGGTAGGTCGGGATGCGAATCTCGCCGCGAGATACAGGCACATTGCCGGCGGTGCCGATTGCAGTGCTTGCGGTCACGTCGTTGGTCGCGGCTGCGCCAGATACGACGTCGCGGTACACGATCAGGTTCGCGTTTTGCATCTTGTTGAAGATGACAGAGTGAACCATTACGAGCGCCAGATCTTCCATGCTGTCACCCATCGTCAGGGTCGCAGCCAGGAAGTCAGAGGCGGTGAAGCCAGCGGCGGCGGTGAAGCTCATGTCGTTGATGACGTGCTCGGTGCCGGCAGGGGCCGCGGCGTTGTCAGCGAAAACGCCGGTCATGGTTGCAACGAAAACCGCTTGAGCGCGTCGTGCCCAATAGCCGGCAACGAGGTCGGCAATGGCCATCATCGGGTCTGGGCCGGCGAGCGCCTGGGTCAGATCCATGCTCGACCATGAGCTGTTGCGGCTCAGTCGTACCGCGATTTCGCGCGAGGTCTGGATTTTCTTGGTGTCAGAGAATGCCGTCTCATCGTCGCTCGACACGTTGTCGGCGTCGTTCGCCAGATCCTGAAACGAAGGGGAGTTGAAGGTCAGACCACCGCCGGCCAGATCGGCATCAAGTGCCGCGTCTCGAACGACAGCGCCAGATTGCACGAGGCGCGACTTTTCTTGAGTCCTTTGCTGCACGTATGGCCCGAAAATTTCGGGCACGACGACGTCAGCAATTTTCGTTACCACATCAGCCATTTTTTTAGCTCCAAGCTATACAAATTTAGTTTGAGAGCTAGAGTCGCGCCTTCGACCCTCGACCGTGGCTGATATGACCGCCCCTTTTAGGACGGTCTCGATGCCCCGAGTCGAGAGCCTGCAGCGGCAGCCATCTGCTCTGCCTTCTCTCTACCGTGTTCGTTGACAACCCTGCCCTGAGCGGTAAGGTTCCAACCGGCTTTGCTCCAAGGATTATTGGAGCCGCCGCCGCCGCCGCCGCCCTGACTACCGCCAGCGCCGCCGCTCTGCGATGCCGGCCACCAGTGCGGCGCGGCCTCTCGCATCTCTTCAACCCATTCTGCCGGCGAGTACGGGGTCTTCCCGTCTGCGCCAAGCTTCACGACGCCGTCTTTGTTGTACACTCCGATCGCGTCGTCTTTCACAGAGAACTGATTCAGCGCTCGAAAAACGATGTCTTCGATCGCGGTCGGCTGAACGCCGGCTTTCGCAGCCGCTTGCCGCACCTCGATGTCGACCAGCTTGGCGTTGTATCTCGCCGCCATCTCGTCGCGCTGTTTCTCTGCAGCGGTTCTGGCATCTGAAATTTCCCCGAGTTGCTTTTTCAAGCCGCCGACCGCCTTCTCGGTGATCGCCGCCGTGAATTCGTCGAAGTTTCCTTCGACCAGCATCTTCAAGGCCGCTGTTTTTTCTGCGTCGGCTTGCGCTTTGGTGAGCTTTTGCACACCCTCTTGCCCGCCGAGACTGTCGAACAGTTCCTTGAACTGCTTGGCCTGCTCAGCCGCCTCTTTCTTTTCAGAGAGAAGTTTCTGATTGTTGCCTTGCAGCGCTTCGACGCTCTGCTTGAGCGTGTTCAGCTCTCCGGTCGTTGCTTCGCTGAGTTTGGCTGCTGCCGCTTCAACTGCCGCTTTGACCTCTGGGTCTTTCATATCCAAATCCATTGCAGTGCTCCGCTTTGGTTGTTTGTCGCTGCTGCGACGATTGAGGGCGAGAATTTTTCGAGTGCTACTGCACGCAAAAGCGTCTCGCTCTCTTGACGTGAACATGATGAACGGGTAAGGGCGGCGCTGGAACAGCTCGAAGGGGCAAAGTTTCGGCTATTTCGGGTTTTAGCCGAAATAGAAAGCGCGGGCCGAGTCCCACGCTATGACATAAATATATCAAACCGGCTACAGGTAGTCAATGACATTTTGTCATATCTTTGTGAAGCGCGTCACATTCTCATTACAAAAAGTCATTGACTTATGAGGTCAGAGACCCTATAATTATTACATACCAAATCGAGAAAGGCAGGACAATGAAAGACTCAACCATCATGACCACCATCGTCGACCGCATCATCGAGACGATCGAGGCGGGCGCCGCACCTTGGCAGAAGCCCTGGGAAGATCGCGGCCTCTCCGAGTTCCCGACCAACCTGCAGACCGGCAAGCAGTACCGCGGGCTGAACGCTCTGTACCTGAGCATCGTCGGCGCCAGCCCTTACTGGGTCGGATACAAGCAGGCCATCGCGCTCGGCGGCAACGTGAAGAAAGGCGCAAAGGCAACGAAGATCATGTTCCCGATCGTCAAAAAGCGCGAAGACGCAAACGGCAAAGAGCAGACCTATGTGGTCGGGTTCGGCGAGACCTCGGTCTTCAACGTGCTGACCGATTGCGAAGGCATCGAGCTGCCGAAAGTTGAGCGAGGCGAGCCGGTGTTCGATGCCGACAAGCTGAACGGGTTCGTCGAGAAGCTGGGCGTTGACCTGAGCTTCGGCGGCGACCGCGCGTTCTACCGCCCGGCCGCTGATCAGGTTGTACTGCCGCACGCCGAGCAGTTCAAGAGCGAGCGCGGATACTGGGGCACGCTGCTGCACGAGCTGGTTCACTGGACCGGTCACAAGAGCCGATGCGACCGCGACCTCGCCAGCAAGAACACCGAGGGCTATGCCTTCGAAGAGCTGGTCGCCGAGCTGGGCGCCTACTACCTGGGCGAGCGCATGGGCGTGCCGGTAGAGCCTGAGAACCATGCGAGCTATGTGGCGAGCTGGCTGAAGGCCATCAAAGACGACCCCGACGCGCTGCGCAGAGCAGCGAGTCAGGCAGAGCGGGCAGCCGACTGGCTGCTCGAAAACGGGGCCGCATCGTGAGACCCGGCTCACAATTTAATTACAAAAAGGCATTGACAGGTAGAGTCATTGCCCCTATACTTACTTCATTGAATCGGAACACAGAAAGGCGG